GTCGTCCTCTAACTGAACCTCGCCAGAATACTTGTGGAGGATTAGACTTGCGTGGTCGAGGGCTTCCACGATTGGGGTGATGGCATCTTGGCGGCTGCTATTCCGTAGGTTGCCGTCGTGATTCCCAAGGATGATATGGGTCTCGGCGATGTCAGCCAAGTTCTTCAAGAAATCTGTGGCTAGTTCAAAATACTCTGGAGAGAGTTGTGTTTTTGTGTGAGCCAGGTCGCCACAATGGACGATGTAGTCTACATTTTGTGCCCGCAGGGTCTTATAAATTTCCTCAAATGCTTTTTTGTATTCATAGTGATATTTCAGATTTTTGATATGGGTGTCCCCGAAGTGGGCTATTCTCATATTATTCTCTCTTTTATATGGACAGGGCAGTCTGTAAGACAAGTGTAGTGTTGTCGATTAAGGTGGCAGCTTCTTTTCGTTCTTGAAATTGTTCTTTTGTCATTTCTCCAACATCTTTATAAGGAGAAACGTCTATTTTATAAACCTCTATCCCATATTGTAACAGGTTTTTAGCGATCTGTAAAGACTTTTTGTCAGCGTCGGGATCAAGAGCCAAATAGACAGGAACACTTTTATCCGCTATCTTTTGAAAAAGCAGGCTATTTTTCCTTAGTGTTGAACCTAAGATTGGTATTGCGTTGTCTCCAGCGATGATGGCGTCAAAGACTCCCTCAACTAAAGTTACAGGCTGTGTCCAGTCCACAAAAAGATCATTGAAGATGATATCTTTATTACCGGGTCCGTTTAGGTAGTTAGGCCATTTTTTGGCATAAGCCCTAGCCGTAAAAAAGTTGCAATACCCTTCTGTGTTAAAGGAAGGGAATACAATTCTTTCTGAGAAGTCTCCTGAGCCGATATAACCTATTCTCCATTTAAGAATATCCTCTGGTGTTACGCCTCTCTTTTTGAGGTAGGTTCTTGCTCGCCTTTGTAAAATAGAGGCTTTGCCAGAAAGAGTTTTAAATTCTTCTGGGAGGTCAATTCTTTGCTTTTGCTTTTCTTCTTCCTTGAAGAGATCTTCAAGTTCTCCCTGTGGAATACAAGAATCTATCTCGACCCACTCTGTTTTTTGTTTCCTGTTTCCCCACCGAAAAACAATGTTTCTGAGGCTTTTTACCTTCCAGTCGCAAACCCAGCATTTAGCCACGCTTTTTTCAAAGTTGATGGAAAGTTTATTTTTGTGGTGCCCGCAACAGCGAGAAGGGTATAGAAATTCTTTACCCTGCTTATAAGGTCGTCCAAGAACTTCCGTTATGATCCGTCTTTTTCTAATTTCATCCATAACCCACTATAACGGGCTTTTCGAAGAATGTCAAATTTTATTTGTCGTCTTTGGAATTTAGTTCAGAAGCCAAAAGTTCACCTAGTTCAACCTCAAGAGTTTCTTCCTCATCCTCTTCGTCCCTCTTTCCGACTACGATGCGGATTTTTTCTGGATCTGAGGGGTGGACTGGCAAAGGCATCCCGCCGCACTCGTTCACTTCTTCTCTGACCAAGTTTCTAAGATACCCCATGAAATCCTCTTCTTTTCTGTTGGCAGCGGCAAGCTCCTCGTCTTCTGTCGGAGCATCGGAGGACGCTTCTTGCGGCTTTTTGTTGTTCAAGACGGCTTGTAAGGCTTCGTTGTCTTGTTTGGAAATCTTATTTATGTTTTGATTTGCTACCTTTAGTGCCATCGGTATTTTTAGGATTGCTAATTTTGCTTCCTTGTCGATTGCGGCGTCTCCAGTTTTTGGTACCTTGGCTACTGCTTTATTAGCCCAGGATTGTAATTTCTTCTGAAGTTTTTGGATCTCGTTACTTACTTTTTGTATCTCTTCTGGTTGTTCATCAGTATCAACTTTTTCGCCAGTTGCAGCCTGAAGTCCTGTTTTGGTAGTTGCCTTTTCTGTCTTTTTGTCCTGTTGGGCAGCCTCTTTGGCTGCGGCTTGTGGGTCAGCTTTGTCCTGCTTGGCTTCGCCGCCCTCTTCTTTATCGCCAAAAGCTGCTTGTTGAAATTTAGCCTCTTGTGCGTCCCGCTTCTTCTGTTCTGCTTCCGCTTTTGCTTTGACTTCTTCCGGTGTGCGCTTCGCTGACTTCTCTTTTTGTGGCTTGCCTTGTTTGGGGGAAGCGGCTTTGGCTTTACGGGCTTTTCGTCGGGCTTGCTTTTTCTGCTGCCGTTTCTGCCGTTCCTTGTTTTTTTGCTTTGAGCCCTTTTCTTCAAGGCTCTCGATTTCTTCCAATATAATTTTAGATAAAAGGTTTTTGTTGATTTTCATTGACGGTCTCCCATTAGAATAAATAGTGTACTATTCTACTAAGATAATCTTTTCAGTCAGAAAACCTTTATTGTCCTTGTTCCGCAAAATAAATTCTCCAGCCCTTGCAATCACAATAGCATCTGCTCGATCATCGGTTCCTTTTTTGTAGTTCTTGCCACCACGAGCCATTTCATACCTAAAGGCTGTTTTTTCTTTTTCGATCACTGCTTCAATCACCATCTTCTTTCTTTTTGGTCCCTTTGTTCCTCTGGGGAACGAAAGACCATAAAGTGACCGTGCTGTGTTGACATTAATATATGTTGGTGTTATGCCGTAGCACTCGTAACAAAGCCAAGAAGTAATGCCATTAAATTTAGCCAACTTTACAATTGTGTCAGCACGGGAGCGTCCTGGCATGAATCTCTTCAGGGCTGTTTCTATAAAAATGTGTTCGATATTATATGCGGAGCGAAATGCGTAAAGTTCTGCGCCAATGAATTCTGCCTTGTCGAAGGTAGAATCTATTTTCGAAATATCCCACCCCGCAGACTCCACAAGAGAAGATGTTTTTTCGTCTATTATTGCTGCCCCAACCATTGAGGTTGAGATGTCTAACCCTAAAATCATATGTATATTATATCAGAGATCCAGCTTTAGTTTAAATGTATAAGCGTTGTCTTCTACTTTTCTTACAGGTCTGGCTACTTTTGCTACCCCTAAAAGGTTTCGTTCATCATCGTATATTCCGACTTGCGAAATATATGTTTGTTTTGCGAAATCAGCAGAATGAGAACAAAATGGGGACTGGATTGTGTTTGTAAGAGAATAGTTAACATCCTCTTCAAGCCTAGCAGGATTAGTTATTGTTTCATAATTTCTTGACCCGGTATGTGAGCTAGAAATAAAAGTTGGATTTAGGGAATTGTTTAATTCGCCCTCTTTGGCATTAGCAAACATTGTTAGTGTTGGCACATTATGAGTGCCCTTAAAGTCAATCGTAAAAACAGAAGAACTAGCATATGTTGAGCCTGAACTATATGCTCCGAAATATTGCCAACGAGGGTTATCTTGTGCCACTGTACCGGCATAGGTATCAACCTCAGAGTTCAAAGCAGTTGCAGCCGCCGTAGAGTTGAGGTCGCCTTTTGAGCCACTAGTGGATATCAGAATAAAGCCCTCATTGTATAAAACTGTCCCAATAACACTTCCGCTTGTAGTGCCACTTATCATTGTTGAAACTAGTTCGCCATTCTTTCTTATATCTTGTGCCCTGGCAATAAGGGAGCCGGTATAGTAAAATTTCAAATCGACTGAGCCTTTTTTGATCGCCGAACCAAAAATTATACTTGGAATACTCAATAAAGTAACAGTGCTTATTTGATAATTCTCGTAAGAATAACTCAAGCTTAGGTGCTTATAGTGATTTAGTGTGTTAGTTAGTGCCAGCAGCCGCTGTCGGGCGGCAGAATAAGCATCTTTTATGGCGGTTGTAGCGTCGGCTGCGGGAACTCCGGCTCCATAAGCTGGAAAATATTCTCGAACCACCGAGGATGTCATAGGGTAGGAACCAGTGATTATATCACCGTAAGAGGCTGAATGAAATTCTTCTCTGTTTGTTGTTCGTAGTCCCGTCAAGGAGGCATCTTTATATACCCAGGGGTATATTTTATCGACACCGCCGGCACGGTCTACATTCAGTTCGTAAAGATTAACTGTTCCGTTAGTTAAATTCTGCCCCTCAAAGGCTCTGTCATTGAGATACATTGATCCGTTATACATAACAACCGAATATTGCGGGTGCGTCTGTATTTCGTTAATAAATGTATCTTCTTGTTCAAACTTATGAAGGTGTCCCATTAGTAATCTAGTCGTACACGAAGAGTTAGCTCGTTAGAAGGTGACTTTTTGAGTGGTTCGCTAGTTTTTGCGACTGCCAGTAGTTCATTGTTAGGTCCATATAGTCCAACAGTTGTTACATACGAAACAGGCTCAAGATCGGCGGCGCTGCCAGATCGAACTCGAATTTCACTACCCGTTAGATATGTTGGGTTACTACTGTAATTGAACTCATGGGCATTAGCCCGGCAGAAATAAACAGTTGAGTTTAGTTCTGTGGTGTTGTTGAATGAAATGTTTTTAATCCTGTGGCGAAGAGCGTCCGCACTTGAACTGATAGATGCTTGATAAAACATTTCTCTAACTTGCAAGTTGGTGTCACCACGAGGGTCAGAGCCCGGTCCCATAGGGATTACCGGACCTGTGCCATTCATATCAACTGTATTTGTCAATAGACCTTCATCACTAGCACCAAAAGAGGCAAATGTCTCGGCGTTGACGGCTGCGTCGTACCCTTGCAGAACTGATCCCGTAATAACAACTACGCCGGCTTGATAAAATATTAGCCCGCAATTTGCAGTTGCTCTTACAGAAGATCCGGTTGCGTCAGCAATTGACAGAACCCCAAATTCGCCGGCTGGTGAATTTACCTTATAGCTGCTGGCTGCCCCGGTATCTGTTATTTTTGCGGTGGTTGTAAAGGCGTTTGTAGCGCCAGTCCAAGTGCCCGTCGTTGTTCCAATTTCTAGCTCAAATGTTCCCTTTTTGATCTCGTCTTTCGTTAAAAGTCTTGCGAAGTTAAGAAAGAAAACATCTTCCATTTTAGTAGCTGCTACACCATCAGCCAAAGAACCACTAACATCAAAAGGTCTGATGGCACCGTCACTATAGTGTCCACAAAGAACCTGTGCCATTTGAGCATAAATATTATGTTTTGTTGCCATTTGTCCGCTTGTAGTAGCGGCGGCACCGGAGAGAGGGGATCTGGCATTTACAGCGGAACTGCTAAGAGCAGAAACTCCTGCCGTAATATCAAAGATGTGGTTTGCAGATGAACTCAAATAAGGATAATCGTAAACAGATTGGAACATCCCGTGGGAATAGTTCTTAACACTTGTTTCCGCCGTTACAAACGTACCGTATGTGCCAGAGAGGATTGACCCTGTGATTGGGATTGCCTCGTGAAGCACGTTCCTTGCTAATACCTTGTCTTCTGGTTTGAGAGTTTTAAATGTTGATGCCATTTTTTATTTCCTTATTATGCTTTTTTGACTATTTGCACCGGAATAGATACCCTGTACCCCGTCGTCATTCCGGTTATTCTAACATTTGTGTTGATAACGTAGTTGTTCACAGTTGCGTCGCCATTGTTGTAATCGTCGGCTGTGCCGAACGTTGTAAACAGATAGTTGTCTGTTCCGGTGTTTCTTTCGACTTCTTCCGTAACCCGAAGGCGGAAGGCAAATCTGCTACCACAGCGACCCGAAATTGGTGTATTTTGGGGTCCATCGTTGGTGACAGCGATTCTATAGAAAAACTCCGTGCCATCGGCTTCGAAGCCTCCTCTGTCTGCGCTAACATCCTGTAGAGCGAAGAAATAGCTTGCAACATTGTCATCATCAACGAATGATCTTGGGGCAGATACTGAGTTACCAGCGTCATTGTGCCCTGGGGAGATAACAGTAAAGAACCGATTGTCTACCTCTATCATATATTGTGTCTCATAAAGAGAATTACCGATTGGCAACTCTACCGTGCCCTCGGCATTATTATCAATACCCTGATCCAATACAAAGGGGCGGTTGCCAGCCATTTGATATTTGCGGTCATCCTCTCCACCCGTCCCTTGATAGGCTGCCAAAACACCGTAATTATAATCGCCATCAAGGATAGAGGCGTTGGCGGTTTCGTGAAAAGAGCTAGTCATAGTGCTTTCGTCGGCAACCACAACATAAGTTGACCCGGCTGTGGCGTTGCCGGCATTGACTACATCATTACCCATTCCAGCATTACCTTGCCCAATACCTTTTACTTGCCGGTTAGTGTTCAGTTGGATTACTGGTAAGTATCTCAAAGAATTGTTCGAAAGAGTTAGAAGTTTGGACTTCATACTTGAGGTGTTATTTGTAAAAGCCTCAAGTATAGGTGACTGAAGAACATTCAAATCATAATATGCAGACCCGCTTGCGTGGGCTGAATTATAAAGTTCATAATTAATTTCATCATCTCCGAAAGCAAATTTGGTTACTCGGAATGACCCGTCACCACGAGCTAAAAGTTTTCTTCCTGTGTCTGTTAATACAGCATCAAGGATGATATCTCCACTGTTATCTAAAAACGCCATTTTTATTTTCTCCTCTGAGGGGCTTTACTAAATAGTGCTTCAATATGAAATGTTTGTTGTTTCATACCCTATTCCCCAAGATCGCCCTCTTCGTTTCTTTCTACTTGTTCTTCTTTTTTCTTAAACTTCACTTGTACATCCATTTTACGCCCTGTATCAATAGATGTTAAGCGAATAAGAAATCTTCTGCCAAAAAGCTCTTCTTCTCTCGAACCTATTTTCCAGCCAATCTCGTTTTCATCGTTTGCTGACCAGTTTGGTTCTGCCATAAGAAGCGAGGGCTTCAACTCTAAATATTTAGCAAATTTTCTGTATTTTGTGCCTTTTTTTGGTTTTTTTGGTGTGTATAGTTCAATTATGGGGAATATAAGCCCGTCTTCAGATACCATCTCTACTCGGTAAATCGGAGATGGGTTTGAAACATGTCCGTTTACATCTGTTGTCCGGAACATATAGAAATATTTTGTATTTGGTTCAATATCGTCTATAAGAGAACTGCCTACATTTTTAGAAATCACCTTATGCGGTTCATCACCAAAAGCCCGTTGATACATCAAGCTTTGATTTTCTGAGACTACTGCTTCGGGAACATTTGTTGTTCTAAATATTTGGAACTTATCAACATCGTCACCTTCGCTTTGGAAATCTATCATATCCTCTTCGTCATAACATTTTTTCTGTTGTTCTCTAATTTTTTCAAATTCATCTTTCTCTTCTTCATTTAAATAAATGTATCTTTCGGTCAAACGATCCGTCTGAAGAGAGAACATAAACAACATCTTATCCTCAATTCCACGGTAAGGAAAGATAGAAACCCCTGGTGGGATTGGAGGCAGATCAGCTATTAAGACAGGAGGATATGCGACCCCAGAAATCCAATCTTCTTCACGCAATTGGGAGTCAATATACGGCAACCTTAATAAATCAAACCCCATTTTAGAACAAACCCAGTCAAACCTAAGATTTCTGTTTTGTTCTGCCACATCTTCTTCGGTAAATGAAAATTCTTCCCTAATTGCTCGATAAATAAATTCAGCGATTGAAAGACCTTCATAACCCCTGCCGTGTCTTACCTTGAGAAGTTCAGCAACTAGGTTATTGGGCATTTCTTTTGTTGAGAACGTTACTTTTGCAGCAGCAGCAAATGCCTCAACGTCGTACTGATATGTGTCTGAATAATCGACAAACCTATCTTCAAAACGGAAACCTTGCGAACCTTTCTTATTTGAGTGAAAAATTGGCTGTGCTCCTAATATTGGCGTAAGGTTTCTTACCATCAGGTGTCCGACGCTGTTTTCTTGTCCGGGTCTTGAAACTAGATTCCTTGTTATTTTATAAAACAATGGTTCTATGTGTTGAATTTCTTGTGAATACATCCCTAAAAACATTCCATAAGGATGGGATGTATGAGTGTTATTTAAGTCATTGGCAACATTTTCTACCGCTTGTTCAGCAAGAGCCATCCTGATTCTTTCAACGAAAGGAGGGCAATCGTTGTTTTCTTGTTGTTCTTCGTTTTCTTCCGATTCTCCACGACTCCCAAACAAATCAGGCGGCTGCTCGCCGCCGCCCTGCCCGTGTCTTTCTAATATCTGCCCTAAGTCATAATTTGAGACAGTATGAAAAATAGACCTAGAATTAATGTGTATGTTATTGCTGTTCCTCTCGTTCAAATAATTATAATAAAAGTGAAACGCTTGTTGGTCACTTTGGCGTGTGTCATTAATTGTTTGAAACATTGTGGGATATAATACATTTTCTGGGTTTAACCTTTCAAATAAACCCACAATTCTAGAAGCCTGATATGTTGGTACTGTTAAATCAACGTGGCGAGGGAACGCTCCGACACTTTTCTTTGAGAGGTCTCCATAATAAGTATCTGGTGTAGCTAGGCGCTCATATTGTAAAATTGAGTTCCAAAATTCTGCACCTGTTGGCCAAAATTCTGGAGGGTTTGGATAATTTGCTGGGTATTTGATACTAGGGTCAAGATATAGATTATAATTTCCGTTTGCAGTTGCAGTAGAAAACATTGCAGTTGACTCGTTTACAAACTCTTTAACCTTACAAGAATCTTCAACTAGTGGTGCTTGTAATGAAAAGTTTGTGAATTTATATTTTCCATCAACAAATAGCCTATGACGTGCGCCTTCAAGTGATCTTCTTCTATCACTTACTACCAATTCTAGAGTACAGTCGTCCTCCAATAAAGATGATAAAAACGATCTTAAGGGAGCATTTTGAAATGGGTGCTCCTCTAAAACACTCCCTATTTCCAGAATTTGTTCGACAGCGGATTGCAGCCCTGGTGTGCCTACCTTCTGTAAATGTACCGTTGGGTCCCAGAACTCCTGCCAAATAGTTGTCCAGAATCCTCGCCTGGCGAGGCGGCGGTGCTCGGCTTGGTTGGCGGCGATTGCTTCGGCATCTGCTTCCGCTTGAATCATTATTCGTTCCGTAATAACACCGAGCATTCTTCTGGATACTTCTAAGTCGCCGATAACAAAGCGTTCTAAATGAATGGGGTTGAGTTTGTCGTGCCATTCGTCGTAGGATAATCCCAATGCGTCATTTATCATGATAAAATGAACTGGGTGCCATTCCCGGTCAGCGCCTGGAAAATAAGGAACAATTCCTCCTCTAATTCCGTCGGCAGCTCTGCGCACTTCTCGTGAAACATCGTCGCCATTATTTGCAAGAAAATTCTCTTTATAGAAGCCAAGCTCTGTTGGCATATAACCTTCAACTATAAGAGATGAGTCAAAACCTGCGCTATTGGAGATATAATCCCACATTGATCTGCTTTCAATTGAATATGGATTTATTCTTTGGTGCAAACTTGGGCAAGGCATCCTTGTCATACCAATTCCGGACGGAGGTTCAGCAGCCCAGAACGTCACATCTTCAGTGAGTGGGTGTTTTCCGGGGAATCCACCTGACGGGATGCGTTCTTCGGTCATGTCCTTCACAAACAATTTTGCTGCAAGCTGGTCTGCCTCTGAAGGGTTTCCAAGCTCATTTATTATCCTTTCTATTTCTTCTCTTGAAAAAGGCATACCTTGGAGCGCAATTGTCGGAGGAAAAAACCCTCGAAAATTTCCCTTGGCAACTAATTTATGTTCAAAGCGATACATGTTATTATAGTTGCGTGGTAATTCGACTTCTTGAATCTCTGATCTTTCTGTTCCAATATTGTTGTTTGCCCAAGAATCCCACTGGTTTTCTTCTGGATTTACTTTTCCTTCTTCATCTACAGGAGCCAGCGAGAACCCCTTGAGACTTCTTTTAAATAAATTATTGTCTGCCATTTTTCGTAAATCCCTTAACTCTGATAAATTTTACTTTATAAGTCCTGCTGTATTAAATATCTCTTGTTTTATATTATCCATCGTCGTCATGAAAATAATGATAATGTTTGAGGTGTGGGTTGTTGACTGGATCTACCGGTGCCCAATAGGCAAAATCTCGACCCCCGCTCTTCCCGATTGAGTGGTTATGAGTTGCCTCGTAATATCGGTGCGTAGGGATTATCGTAGTATTTTCGGTTACTTCTGCTCCAAAAAGATACTCATGGGTGTGGCTGGGGCGTCCACTAGATCTTGATGTTCCTTTTTCTATTTCCACCCCGGCGGTGCCACCTGTTCCGGAATATTTGGCTTTTGATCCCTGACTTTCTAAAAAGAAATACTCATTATATATGGGTAGGGCTGTACTGGATAGGGATTCAGCACCATACCTCTGATTGGTATACCTCTGAACCCTACACAGGATTGGCTTGGATTCGGAATTGTACCCTATTCCCTGAGATGTTAGTGTAGTCCATATTGGCTCTTTAATATTTCCGTTATAACCGGATAAAAATTGCACCTCGTAAATATGCTTAAAATTGTACCAGAATGGTGCAAATTTAGAATGATCTTTCATAATATCATAAACTTCTGCAAAGTCTACTGTATTTCCCTGTTGTTTCACAATTGCAGAAATGGATCTTTCGGGTAATATTTCGGTATAAGGTTCTGATTTTATTCTTGGCTGTTTGTAGGTGGGATTTTCCCCACCGTTTATATTTGGACGATATTTGTCCATCCCCGTCAATGCACGCAATTGCATCGGAAGAGAGACTTCTTCTTCGTAAGGGAGAACTTCGTCTTCGACCATAGCAAATGAATTGAACTTTGCACTAGCATATTCACCAGTATGAGGCGTCAATATCATTTCCCCCATTAGGGTATAAAATATTCTTGTTACCATCGGGACAACCTCTTTTTGTACGACTGTTCCATACATTCCTGTCTGGGTATCTTTATAATTATCAAAATATCCAGAACTGGAATTGTCTCCGAACGATGCTTCGGCTGCGCTCTGTAGGGATTCATCTGCTGTATTAGCCGCTGCCCCCATAATTTGGTCCAAACCACCAGCGTGACCCCCGTCTGATCTAGAAGAAGGGTCATACTTTGGAAGATTTTCTTGTTCTCCTATAATATAAGTTTTTTCAACTGCATCTACTTCTATTTCACAATGGTGATTTAGAAGTTGTGTGATCGTTTTATTTGTATAGTGTTCTGGGGGGTTTCTATCTTCATTTGGGTCGTGCCCTGAGTAGGAGGGCTGATGGACTTCATATTTTGGAATAGAAGACAAATTGAATTTATAATCATAGAGGTCTGCTTGTAAATCTGCATATTTTTCATATGAATATGTGTCGTGATTAGGGTTGGTAGCAAAGACATAGGGGCTCAGAGGCTTTCTTCCTGCTATGTTAATTTTAGCGGGTGTCAAGTATGACCACAAATTGGAGAATGTATGAGCTTGGTTTCTGCTTGCGTTCCGATAGAATTTGGATATTTCGCCCTCTAATCGTTGGGTATAAAAATCATAACTATACGTCTTTATGCCATACCCTTCGCCTCGTGTGTCCCACCAAGAAAGTAAATCAATTCCTGTTTGGTGTGTTTTGTGGTTTTTTACGACACTTCGAAAGTCGTGAGTGTCTTTGATGAATCGTTTTCCACCTACAACGTTAGCGGATGTGCCCGAACCCAAATCACCCTGGTAATCGTCGCTTGTAAATTCTACCAAAGCACGTTTGATTGAATTTCTCAATTGTCTTGATAAATATGAACCCAAGTCTGCCATTTCTGTTAGAGAAGACATAACCTCGCCTGAGGCATCTGGACTTAGGGTATCTAGCAAACTCAGAATAAATGACCTAAGAGTGATCCTGGTGTCCTGTCTAGTAATCCCAGCAAAAATTGCTATTTCTTCCGCAATCTCCGCTATAGTCGTAGCCGGAGCTTCGATTACAGCCCTCAGATTGCCAAAGGCTTCCTGTTGACTAACTAATGTACTTCCCTCTTCCTTGAGAAAATACCCGCCGGTTGTTCTGGTGGCTATTGCTCCAGGCTTGTCTTCCCCTCTTACAAAGTCATCATTAAAAACATGGCGTCCAGCAATCTGCATATGCGCTTGTCTGATGATCTCAACTTGTCTGTCCAGTTTAAATACTAACTTCTTGATTATCTCTGGGGAGTGATCTAGGAAAGTGGTTTCTATCCGATAAAGGTATTTCCCTGGTTCTGTCGGATTTTTCTCTAAATTATCTTTGCCACAAAAAAAGCTAACTTTGTTTGTGTCCGTATCCCTCTGAATCTGCGCCTCTATCGCCCTTAGTTTTCCCTCTTTACGAATTGGATTTGCAAAGTCTCCCCAGGCACCGACATAACTATAATCAGAATCTTCAGAGAAAATCTCTAAACTAGTATCTCCCCCAAGCCCTGTGTTGAGCAAGGAAGAATCTTTTAGCCTTATTTTTCTCATCCTCATGTCTTTTAACTCAAATACTGATGACTCCGAGTTTCCTGTGGCTATTTCAACCAATTTGTTACTTCCAAGAAGCAAAGGGTAGACACAATTCTTACTAGCAAACGTTCCCATGTCCATACCAAACAAAAATCGTATATTATCTTGCTGGTCTTTTGTGTGAAATAATTCCGTAAAGTGCCCTCGTTCTCCCAAGAGTCTATTCGTTTCTTCTTTTGACAATCCAATCAATCCGGAGACCGAATTCCTTATTTCGCTATAGGTATCCTTAAAAATTCCATCAACAGATGCTTCGTCTCTGAATCTTCTTAGATTTCGGAAATCGCACAAAAGCGATCTTCCGGGTCCGGATTTTACTTCCGGATTTAAACTATAATCCCCAAGGACATTTATGAAACTTATTTGCCCATATGGAAATTTATAAACATCGAGATCTTGGTTTATGTCAATCCCATATTCGGCGGCGACTTCTTCCATATCCAAATATGCAAAAGCGAAATATGAAAGATGCTCAGGCTCGTCATCTCTAGCTAAAACAAACTGAGAACTAGTCTCTGTTCCCATAAGTGCGCTGAAATCAAATGATTTTATGATTGAGGCATTTTCTTCTTCTTGTGTTATATAAGTTCTTTCCCCTGGATCTTCTTCTGCGATCATTTCTTTGATTGATTTATCAAATACTTTGACGCCCGGTGCCAGGCGAAGATCCAATTTTGGTGCAAGCAGCGACCAATATCCAAGCGGTAATTGTATATCTGGGACTGTTGTTTTATCTTCATTGATATATTGAGACAAATTATATAAAGTTGAGGTTAGTTGTCTATTTGTGCTTTGAATTATTCTAATTCTCAATCCTGCATATCCACGATCATCGATAAGATCAAACCAAACCTTAGCGTCCGGTTTGGATATTACTTCGCTAAAACAAAGAAAGACTCTGCTGTTTGCACTCCCTTCTTGATTTAAATCTAAAACAACACGCTTAAATTTAGCATCCGGAGTCAGGTCATCAAATGTTGTACAATTTTCTACTGCGTCTTCTAGGTAAGATTCTTCATAACTAATGTCCATCAGTCACATACCTCCCCTGTGGGACTTATATTTCGACGATATATCTCCTGAATTGATGTATCCTGAGTTGATCTCTCTATAATCTCATCATCGACCCGAAGGTCTATCCAATATTCCACTATATCTTCTGTCAAGGGAGGGATATTCTCTAATATTTCACTATCTGCCTCATTCAATAGGGAAATTATATTCTCCTCAGAAACAAGTGAGCGATTGATAAATTGTAATTGCTTCCAGTGATCAGAAAAATTAGTTGCATTTGCGTCAATTTCCATAAAAACTTCTATCTCAAAATTTGCTAGTCTTTTATCAAGAACATTTTTTTCTTCAACCAACAAAAGAACTCTTTCCTCTTCGTTAATACTTACAATTTGAGAACCCTCAAGTGAGTCGCCGTCGTACTCATATGTAAATTCCACATCGAAATTCATTTCTGGAATCTTTTGGTCGTGCCAAATGTTTGAACTCATTGTGTTACCAGTATATTCAGATCCAGCACCCTTATACTTGATATTGGGCGTAGAATTATCGACCGAGCCTGTAATTGGCTGAGAATTGTCGATAGGACTAACTCTCCAAGCAGGAGCCTTATTTTTAGTCAATTGACTGTTCCCAAGTGGGCGTTTATATATATGGTCAGCTTGGCGTTGCTTGGTATCGATTGTCTGGAATTTATAACCTGCCTTTGTGCTCGTTGCATTTTTAATACGAGTTATGATATCGTTCTGTATCTCTGTGATCCCAGCATATTTCCCATCATATATGATATCTGTATCATAAAAAGAATAATATTCCGGATTAAAATCTCCCTTAGAATACATTACCTTTCCGTGCCTGGTTAGCTGTATTTCCAAGACATCCTGTTTTTTATTGAAAAAGTTAGCCATATACTAAGTATCCTTTGTCCGCAATATTATTTCGGTCAATCTTATCAAAACCGAATGTGGTGGCGATGAGCTAGGTAAACGGGTTCCGCCCCCTCTTCCATATCACTTGTCCACCCGAAGAGTTGCACACGACCGTCAAGAACCTGATGTATATGTCCATCTGTACCATCGGCGGGCAAGGCTCGACCATCCTTGTTCCTGTCTAGTATGTATTTGTGACTATGACCACTCACGGTATTAGTTTGTCCAATATAACGACTCCTAGCGATGCCGTTATATCGTTCTTCTGCTTGTTGTTGTGGAGGAATTTCCCCCGTTTCCTGTTCTGTATCGGCGTTATCGTCGGGGGCAAATTCCGCTGTAGTGACAGATCCAATCCCGCCAGCAATACCTGGAGAATGATACTCAGCCGTGAAGCCCTTTAAATGGCCGGCGTGAGGTCTAAAACGTACCTGTCCTTCTATTTTCGCCATTTCAACAAAAGAGAAGTAATCATAAGGCCAGTTATAGCCCCTCTCTGCAATATTTTCAGACTGCGATGTTGCTGATGCTATGCTTGATGTAGAATCTTCTCCTGACATATATGGTGTCAATTCTCTTGTAATCATTTCTTGATAAGAGCCTATTCCTTTTTGTTTTACCTTGAAAACTAACCACTGTATTTCTGGTCTGAAAGAATTAGCGGTCTCTTCAAAACCCTCTTGAACATCCATCAAATCTTTTAACCTACTATCAAGCCTTTCCCCAAACTGAGCACTGTCTTGGTCGTAGGGGTGATCGTATACCAAAGTGTGGTCTATCCCATAGACTGTTCTTTCTCCTTTTTTGCCCAGCATACGGACACTTTGTTCCGGCATTACTCCTTGCCAAATATCTGCTAAGTCCTGCTTAGAGAGGTCTATTTTGAACTCAAACAGATAACAAGCTACTGGTCCATCTTCCCTATTCAAAGATTCGGTGCCGTGTGTTTTAAGTCGATCTAAATTATACTGTAAAGCCGGTGGCAAATTATATCTTTCCATTTTGCTTATAAGCTTTAATACTTCGGGACCAAATGTGTGATTACCAGAGACAGGAGGTATTCTGATAAAGTTAGGTTTCTGATTTGGTTCATCTCCGCTAAGATAATATGGAATGGCGGCGATTGCTTCATATACCGTTTTTTTGCTAGCTAGCTTTCCTAATCGAACTGACTTTCCACCTGTTTCGATCCTAATTGTTTCCTGGACTTTTTCGTCGGCAGTATTATATGTTGGTTCTTCTCTTTCTGTTTGAGAGGAAGTAAACCCAAGCAGGGCAGCTAAATCCCCCAGGCTATCGTCAGAAACACTACTAAACAATGTCTGATCTGTTGCAGTTAATGCCGTTCCGGCATCAGTTCCTTGGATTGGAGTTGAAACTGTTACCGCTTGAGTTGAGTTTACAGTATACACTGCGCCAACCGAAACATCAGTGACGGGACCATCATTAGTGTTAGTGATTGTTATGGTGCCTCCATCAATTGATGGAGATCCGGGTGGTGCTGTCGTTTCGATAGTTGTATTAGCAATACTTCCTAAAGCAGACACTATTGAAGTTATAACATCTGCACCATTCGAGGCTGAGGAAATATCTACATCTATATTTGTCACGCCCGTTATGGATAAGCTCGAAGGACTGGAGCCGTTGTTCAAGACAATTGCATATGTTACCGAGGCTGACCGCTTCACTGTAAATAATATATAGTTGTCCAAACTTGGATCATATGCCCAATCACCAACAGCGTATGTAGATTTTCCATTATCCGCAAACGCTATTAGTGAGGCTTCGGCTGTGGCGGCGGCAGCAGAGGAGACAAGGTTTGTTCTTGTCCTTAATACTGAATCAGAGGGAAGCCCTCGGACCATTAATTTAACGCCCTCTCCAATTTGTGGTTCAATCCCATATTGGTGCCACATCCCATAGGTTTTATCCACGGTGCCTGAGCCTGAATTGTATGTTCCGTTCCCGACTGAAGAAGAGAAGTTATATAAGTCGCTAGTCGTAGTTGTGTCCTCTCTGGGGAAATCTAAGATTGGGGATTCCCACTTGGGCATAATAACCCACTGGTTCAGATTGAATGATTCATCTATAATAGCATCATATTCGTTTGTTAATACCACGCTAGCAGAAATATTCATCTTATTCAGCCAGGCTCGGTTCCATTCATAATCTGGACGACGGGTGGGGGCTGTATCTGGATCTATAAATTGGTCATACAAGTGATCATTAGAATTATAATAATTTATTTTAGAATCCGAAAAGTCTGGTCCTTTTATGTGTGACACAATTTCTTTTAGGCTTACCACTCCTGGTGCCGGCAAATGTCCAGATTCAAAAGTTGTGCTATCGGGCTTATATATTATTTGTGCGACAGAATCGCCGTAAAAATAAGGAGGGGTAAAGGGAGCAAATTCACCACGATGTAACGGCCAATCTGCACCCGCAGGTACTCGCCCAGCCAGGGCTGGGGAATCCCAATCAACTGATCCTGTTGAAGTTGGAACACCGAAAGCATAAGGATTGCTATACATATTGAAATTTGCGGTTTTCCGAAGAACAACTTCCATTACATATGTTTTACCATCTTCCACCGTAATGTGATTTGGGTCAGGGACGTTGCTGACGAGTTTGGACATTTGTTGTCCCTCTAAGAAGAACTCCGGAACGGCACCCATAAAGTTACCGATACCACTCTTATATTCTACATATTTCTTTTCTAAGGCTCCATCCCTATTTATCGATCCTGTGGCGTCCATACGCAAATCTGGATTGATATCATCATTGAGATATGTATAGGAAGGAGCGTATATATGCCCAATTGGGTCTAAAATCGACTCAAAGCGTTGGCGTCTATACCAGTACATGTTCGAAGAGTCATTAGGGGTTTCTTGGCTCCTGAGAATATATAGTGGTAAAGAAGGAGAAGCGGAAGCTATCGCTCCACTTAGGCAGCCGGCCAAAGTATCAGCACCCGTTGAGTTATATTGATCATCCCAGCTATTTGTTCCTGCTGTCCAACCGGGGTGTTTACCCCGAACAGGGTGATCGACTGCAATTCCTGATTTTATCGAATTGAATAATATGCCCGGTGCAAAAAATGGTTTCAAAACATTTTGCCACTGTCGCTTGCCGGTAAATGCTCCAGTAAAGGTTGTTGCCGGGCTCATTGACTGTGAAAATAATGTGGCTATCTGTGTAGCTCTGTGCATTGGGTAAAACCCATCATATGGAAGCAATTTTTGAACTGTTTTTGCCGTTAGTCTCAAATTGGCTGGTGATCCATTTGCACTTGAGTCTCTTCTCATAACATCATCAAGATAGGTAAAAAGTTCTGTTGAGCCAAACCGCTCAATAAAAGAAGGATCAGTGATCCAAGCTGTATTTGGTCCGGCGCTCTGAGTTGGTCTTTCGTAAGACCCTGTTTGGGTAGAACTGCTCAAATGACTTGAGCCGGTGATGCCGAACAGTGCAAGATTGAAACTATCAAGACCCTCATCAGCAGAAATTCTAGAGACAACATGTTCACTAGCCCTGTATTCTGGGATTATCGTATAATCTTGCCCTGCTGCCCTTATATCGCTCGCAAATTCATCATATGTATTGTAAAACGGATACCGGGAGGTTAGACTATCGCCTCTACTTGTTCCTGCAACAGTCTTCCTGTTTTGTCCGGCTGTCCAGGCAGGGCGGGTTGTGGCACCGCCCGGAGAGCGAGCTTCAAGTTTGTTCGCAGACGTTACAGTAGGAATATTATAAACATATTGCGCCGACCTTATGTCCCCAGAGCTAGTGAGGGCTGGAGTAGCTGAAGCTGAACCATTCCACTGCATCCCGCCATATAGGGTAGACATTAATTCTCCAGCCGGCAAAACCGAAGCATATGCCATCGTGCTATCACCATCAAGGGATGCCATATATCTGGCGTAAATAAATGAATCCATTGGCCAAATTGATCCAGATCCATTACCACCTGGAATTGTAGTTGGAGTATGGGGCTCCTGTTCTTTTCTTAGATAAACATATCCTTGCGAGTTGGCATGTTCAAGAATAATCCTGGGGGATTCTGGATTATATGATGAAGAATTTGTTAAAACGTCGCTCATGGTTGACATTGCGGCAATGGTCGAAGCCGAAGCAGTATCTGTGTCGTCATCCCTCCAGAAGTTATTCTGGAATGATAGCCTTTCTCTTGTGCCCGACAAATAGGTGTAGATATCTTTTGGATATATTATTTCTTCATATACGAACTCTCTTATCTCTTTGATCCCGGCGATGCGGAAAGCGTGGCGGTTCCCCGAAATATGTTCTAGAGATATTTTTCTAAAGACGTCATATGGGCGACGTCCAAAAGACGGAGTGAAATCAAGATATTCGTTCATCCCGCTGTGGGCAAAACCCTGGAATTCATTTCCATATGTGTATTTAAAGGATACATTTGTAAATGATCCCGAAATATCTTCTGCTGCGGAACCGACATACGCATTAGTAAAGTGGAGCATGGGTCTGTGCTTAGAGGTAACTGGGGCTGCTCTATAAGAGGCAGAATAATCATTGACCGACCTGGCAGATGACGTAAAATTACCCAGGGCTGGCTCTCCCGCCGTGACTTCATATCTTGTATATGTATTACTCTCCCTCGGAACCCTGCCAAGTTCTGTTTCCCCCGTTCTTAGTACTTTCCAGATTGGGAATACGCTATCGCCAGACCAACGGAAAACTTTTTCGCCCTTGGTATTTGTAACCATCAACATCCCAGCGGTGTCATCAGACTCTCTATAATCTTTTGAATCTAATTTTGCGTGCTCGCCCACACTCAGAGAACTTGTTGCTGGGAGATAAACACCATGGCGACCAAATGTTTCAGGATATTTTGATTCATGATCAACAAAAATCGCATAGGTAGTTCTAGCAGGAGACTGTGTATCATATGGTTTATAGTTCAAATCGTTTTTGTTGATAGACTGAAACCAGTGATATCTGTCTGCTTGGGGAATGGGGTGAGTCACAAATTCATTGTCTGCTATGCTGGCAGTTTTAACAAAAGGAGTAACCGCCATTTTTATGCGAGTAAGCATATTCCGCTGTGTTTTATGAAAGGAGGCGACCGGGACTGTATAGCTCCCAGTATTGAGTTCTTCTAGTGTGGCGTGCCCGGCGGTAATAACATCTGGATAAACCCCCTTTGTAAAGCCACCCCAGGTCTGTTGTGTTTTGAGTAATTCCTTTAGTGGGTTTCTGACGCCTAAATTTCTAAACGGAAGTGCATTATTGGCTGAAAATTGTTGTGACGTTACATCCATAAAGGCAGGAGTATTGGTATCTATGCCACCTGGGGCAGCAAACCTCTCTACAAAGACAGTCTTATTTGGGATGTATGTTGATTTTTGGTGAGGCACCTCATAATCAACCAACCCACCAAGATACGGGGAAGCTATACCTGTAACATCATAATCAGAAGTATTATCTCTTAGGTTCAGATTGTTTATACTTCTATCCTGGGTGTGTACCACTTCATAATTTTTTGTATAATTACCCAAAACTCGCACAGTTGTAGTAAAACTACCAGGCGGGCCTGTTTCAGCATAGGAAGAAGACGATTGTTCACCAGCAGAGGCAGTTGTCGTCAAAATATTAGCAATATTTAGTGGGCTCTTGGCTACAAGTCCTCGATAATACTGTCCCTTCGGAACTGTTGACTGAAGAGTTATGTCTCCCACCGTTCCCACCGCTCCGGCAACAGCAAGTGTGAACCCTTCGCCACGAAGTTTAGGGTTTTGTTCTAAAAGAGCTTTGTTATTTCTGTAAATTAGCCCACCAACGTGCTGTTTGGCGAACGGACCTTGCATCGGGACTTCATATTGAGTCGAATGGTAGGAATCTTCGTGTATGTTGCTTAAATCTTGGTAAGCTAGTCCGCCAGCAACCAAAGTTGCTCGATAACCCGTGTTAACACTAGAACTATACAGACTAAATGGAGACATTAGGTCGCCAGGGTAGGTTTTGCCGTCCTTAGTTGTTCTAAAATTTACTTTTCTTTTTCTTCTTATAGCGGAAAGCGTAAAAGTCTTTCCTACCAATGGAACATCATCAAAATGTGTATCGTCTCCCGCATCAGATAATGTAAGAAGTTGCACTGCGTCACCAGAAAAAGCTGCCGCAAGAGAAGATGGTTTTATACCGCTAGCGAAATCTGCACTTATTGTTAACAATCCTACGCCGGCAGTCCCCCCAGTAGCATTCCAGTTGAAGTTTGTGGACCCTGCCTGGGAAAATGTTACCTCAATATCATCGCCGACGTTTTCCGCATAGATTGTAGCTTTAATTTCTAAAGCAATAGTTTTTTGCTGTCCATCTTCTATCCTTGACTGTGCTACTGATGTCATTGCTAAAAGGTCTGGCGCATCACATTTATCTACTAATTCAAAATTATCAAATATAAATGGACTGACGTTTCTTATCTTGTTAATTTCTTGATTGACGCCACCTATATAATCACCGATATATGCCGCCTCAAGACATACAAATTTCGTTGATCCGAAAGGTGTACGCTCTCCTGTGTTCCGGTAAGGGCTGGGCAAAAGGTGAGTGTTGCCAAGAAGAGTGTTTCTGGCTGTTTGGACAGCAGCAGGAACACCAACAGCCAAAGTTGAGTGTGTTCTCTCTGCCCTGTTGTGCCACCATCCACAATTTGTGTTTTGATTTGCAGTGATTGGGGCATGATTAAACTTCCACCCATATAAATTGTCACAACCCGATCCCCTGAGTCCGGCTTCAGGATCAGCGGGGCGGGGTTCTAAAACAGGATATTGGTGGCGAATTTTATTACGCTCAAGAACGTGATTTTCCACCATAACACGAACATTCTCAGCCACTTGAGCAGAAGCTGGGAATAGCTGTTCAATCATAACCCCCATTGAGGAGTCTAGCCACTTATAATAATCAAGATACTTGTCTAAGTCTGGTGTATTTCCTATTCTTCGGAAGAATATCTCCCGAAGTTTTTCCATATCTTTGTATCTAAGCCTATATTTATTGATTGGCTCACCTATAAGGTTATTGAAGTCCTCAATCGAAGCAAACATTTCAAGCATCTCTCTTGAAATGGCGTCATACATGCTTTTTTCTACAGCGAAAAAGAACCTATAAGGTCTGCTGTCTCTGGTGAAAGTCTCTTCGTCTGAATTCTTGACCTCCACCATATCTTCCGGATATATTTGTTCCGGCAATCTCTGTTTCCCAGAATAAACATATTCTTTTTTCGCCGGGGTACTGCCACTTTGAAACCCTATCCCTTTTCCTGTGTGGTGTTTCAGGTTTTGTTTACTAAATGTTGCACCCTGGTAATTTCCTTCATAGGTTGTGCCATCCGAACCAGAGGAAAAGTCTGAAACAGTAAACTCGCCGCTTGCATTACTTCCCGACACAGTGATAAAATCCCAGTTCAAAGCAAGGGTTTGAATTTCAGGGATAAACACGCCTGGGTCATTTGACTCAAAGAGGTAGGAATTTCTATATGGGTGTTTTAGCCCATAGCTGTCTAAATCGTAAGCGTGTAAATCAACTGTCCCAGATGGCAAATAAGTATTCCAATATCTTATGCCAGATGCTCTAATATCTGTTGCGCCATAAGCTGCTATAAGAGAGCCTGTGAAATTGGTTCTTTGGGCTCCGACGTAGATTCTCTTTGCGGATGTAAGAATATTTGAACCATCAGTATATGACAATGAAGCAGTAAGACCAGGGTTTCCGGCTGCAATTGCCTCAGCAGACCCAGATAGTGATTCTTGTTTTTCGCCAACAATTGAATTAACAGCATATAATTCAAGAGTATATTTTTCTGCACCAGCCAGAGTTGTCCCAGTTGTGTCCTCTGCGAGCGGATATTTTGTTGGACGGAGGGATAGAGCGAATTTCCAAGCCTTATTATCATATACGTTTGTGAAAACACTACTTGTTAGTAATGTAGTTCCAGCCGAGTTCTTGACCACAAAATAAGCATCCCTAGATGCTTCTATGGGGTTGGGTACTTCCGAAAATGTTCCCGTTGTGTGGACGGCATAAACTTGTAGCCCATAATTGCTAGCGTGCCAAGTAGTTACGGCAGATGTTGGGTCTGTGACAGAGGGTGTGTGGAACCCAAACAAAGAGGAACTAACATTTGGGAAAGATGGATAGTTTTGGTCGCCGGGTTCGGGTTTTCTTGGGAAAAATACCTCTGCCTCTAAAGTAAAAGCATAGCTATCCAAATTTACATTGCCAGAAATAAAGCCATAGGAATCACCGTTAGATGAATCCGGATATTGGAAAATGGAGCCTGAAATATCTGCCTCATTTGCCAAACCAGTCATATCAACATACTTTTTGACACTAGTGCCTGGGAGATACCACCCAACAGAGTTGTTCTCATCTTGATCTAATTTATATGTTTCGTTGTTGACGTAGGTGTTTATCTTAAATAATTCTTCCCCGACGCCGTAGCAGCGAACTAAATTTCTAAACGATTTGGCTGTACCTTTCGATTTGTAAAGATATGCCAAGTTGTTATAAATGTTCTTGTATATTTCATTTTTTATGTTATGAAGCTTTAGCTCCATTTGCCTCTTGTCATCTTTTTGTAAAAAGTGAGATAAAAGGCTAGCGTTGCTAAACAACTCTGGTGTTTCAAAGCCCATCGACTGCAATAATCTCTCATTATAGGGGAAAGGCTTATCACTACCGCTAGTATATGATATATCTCCAACCTTTAACAGGTGACTCGTTTGGGAATACAAGGTATCAAGATAGCTACCCATAATTTGAGTTAGTTTATAAAGCTCGTTGTTCGTTTCAGAATCTTCGTTAATGATCCAATCCGGCATAGAGTAAAACAAGCTTGCATTGTTCTGATAGTCGTGTGATCTACCTTTTTCTGTTAGGGAGGATTTTTTAGATGTATAATCTGGGTGGTTTTTTCGAACAACTGGGTCTTCTGTCTCAAAAGAAGAAGCAGAAGATGATACCAGAGCCGATCCAGTATTTCTGCTGCTACCAGAAGTGAACCCCGTCCAGTCACCATTTGAAATTCTTCCGGAATAATCTAAAACAACGGAATCCGTTGAATCAACACCTGTTATTCCCTCATTGAATTTATAATATAATCCTAGATTAGTATCTCCAAGTGATTGTCCAAGTTTATCAGTGGTAGTGTTACTTCCACCATAGATATTGGTGAACCAATTTCTACCAATTTCTTCTGAATTTCTTTTATCCTTCCATACACGGAATTCGTCCAATGAAGCAGATAATTTACCATAGCCGGCTGGGACGCTGGTGCCAGAAGGGGCGGTGATTAGAGCGCCAACCCTTGCCTCTATTGCGCCAGTAACCTCGTGGACAATATTTGACCCGGTTGTAATCTGGCTGCCATAACAAGTTCCATCCTTATAAACGTCAATCGATGTTGTGCTTCCAGATGTGCCCAGGACAAAAGCGTAATGGTGCCAGTTACCATCTGCCAAAGAAGCGCCACTTGAAGTTACTGGAACTGCTGCCCGAAAAACACCCTTCATTGTGCCACTAAGATTGTGCTGATATGTTATAAAGAAAGAATTAACGACATCAGGATCGCCGCCTAAAGAGCCAGATTTTACTTCTATAGTGAAGCGACCATGACCATTTGTTCCGCTAGCTATGCCATTCCAGGCATCATAAACCACTTCTCTTGTTGATGTAGCTGTACTAAATGTTGACTTCTTAAAGAAAAATTCTACTGTACTGCCGCTTGCTCCACCAAACTCTAGATTATTTGACCGGCGACCATAGGCAGACCCGGTATAGAATACATTTGCAGTCTCATCTTTGAAGTCAGGAGTACCATCAGCTTTCAGTTTAGAACTGGCATTAGGTCCGCCCTTTATGTGTATAAATTCGGCTGAAGCTGCATAATAACCCGTTGTTGAACTCTGAGATCCACGGGCTCCATAAGGTGAACCCATATTTGCATATCCAGTAGATGTCGGATATTCTTGGTCTAGGAGGTATTTCTCCAGAGGATTGAGCCCTGTCTTGAACTCTATCTTTTCTTTAGATGTGCCGTCGTAAGGATAATAGTCAGCAATATACCCCAAAGCATCAACATAGTATTTATAAGCCGAGCCGAACTTCACAAAGTTTTCAGGATCTGAGTAATCAATCCCTGGGATAAATTCATACTTGTCCGCAAGAGCGGCTTTTACCTGATCAGATGATTCCACTTGTCCAGCAAAGTTACTATCTTTGCCTGGAGCCAGGATCTTGCCGGTTTTTCTTGTTTGTCGGCTATCAAATAACTTTTTAATACTCATTTAGTCTTGAACCCTAAATTTGAATACCTCTGGTTGTTCTCTGTATTGTCCCTGTAGATAATATATAAATCGGATTCCATATGCGTATCCAGATTCTAATAGTGTCATATCTAGATCAAAATAATTCCCGTCCTTATCGTAAGCCATCTTTGTATGATCATCACTGCCAGTTCCGTAGGGAATAGCGATAGTGTCATCGGTCAATCTATAGATCTCATAATAAGAAGAATCAATTATTTCCGGTGTTATACCAGCCTTTGTGACAGTGTATATATTTGGACTCCAATTTTTTGGTCTAATAAACACTCTCACTCTTGGTTCTTCTTTCGTAGAATAAGAGGCTTTGAGATTTGTTATTTCTGTTACATATGTCGTCGAAATATCGGATACTTCAGCCTCTTGGCTTATCGGCTCAAAAGATCCTGTATGGAATGTCCTCTTGCTGTCTCCACTGCCGGTTGACCAAACATCATAAAATACAGATGCTGTGTTAGCTGTAGTGAAAGACGCAGTATAAGCCCCGGTTATATTAACTCCATTTTCCACCGCTCGTCCGGCAGTCATAGAAAGAACTTCTGAGGCATCTGATTTAATAATTGTAACGGCGTCTCCTACCGGTGCGCCGTCCAGAGAAGCGGAATAAATGGTTACAGTCATATTGTTGCTTGTGAGTGCGGGTACATCTGTGAGAACGCCACGGAGTTTATTATATAACCACAAGGTGTTGACATTGTTGGCTGCTGACACAAGGCTACTGCTAAGTATAAAATTTGATCTCTGGTCTTTTCTGCCAGAATCCCACCTGGCTTCTATTACAGGCTTTTTGAAATGAAATTCTGTACCTCTACCAAAAAATCTTTTTGTATAGAATGTTCCAAGGGTTCCAGATATCGCAGCATTTGTATTCCTCAACATAAGCCCGTGATTATCTGCGGGAGTAGTGAGCCAAGCCTCAACTGTAGATGTAATATCTATTTCCAAATCTTCTGTTCCCTTTGTAAAGGTTGCTGAAGTTATGTTTGAATAATTTCCCTCTGCTCCTCCGGCTGACCAAGCTGTTGTGCTGTTCCGGTTAGTCCAATTGGCATATCCTATATCTTGATATTCTTCCATATCAAGCCCACGACCTTCTTCCCAAGCCGATGTCATCTTCTTTATATCTACGCCAAAATCCTCTGGCAGTGTATCTGCGTGTGGGGCGTTAAATACCCTAAGATAAAAACTAACATTTCCTGCTGTGGGGATTGTTCCATTCGCCCTATCCCGGTGAAGGGTTTCGATGGATGTGTCTGAACCTGAAACTGGGAATTTAATGAGTACACGGGATTGTTCTGCATTAGCAGCACTAACACTGGCGGACGTTTGTCCGTGAATTGTGAATACTTCCAATACGTCCGAAGCTCCCATATTTGAGCCCGTGCCTCTTGTTGATAAGTTTGCTTCAAATGCGTTAGTTATTGTGGTATCAGCATCTGCCACATATCTCCTAATACCCATTATTTAATTACTCCTGTTATATCGGCATCAAAATCTTTGATTTCAAAGGCAATCTTGTCCGGAGCGTGGAGAACTCTGCCGTCATTGGATAGGTGTTCGCCAACACTGAATGGAAATTGACTGTACCCTGCTCCCGTTTTTGTGCTTACTTCCACGTTTGTTGTATCTATAACCCCAGGAACAGCATTGAGAGCAATATAAAGGTCTGATATATAAAAAGATTCGCCCAAATTATACTTTATCCTAAGCTTGTCTTTTATAACTGCGTTACAACGGGTTAATAAATCGTACTTATTGATATCAAAACCCGATGATACTTCATAGGATATTTGCAGGTTTACGAATTCGCCGTCAAATATATCAACAGTATCATTCATCATTTTATACCTTGCAATCCAATTTCTTAAGTTATTTTTAATGGTAGACGAAGATTTTACAAAGTTTCCATTGACATCTTCGGACAAAACATATAAGTTTAAATTTCTCTTGAAAGAATCTTCATCCCTCAATATATTCATTCTTTTTATCGAGCCGAATTCTGCCGGCATCCTATAACACAGGGCAGCATAATCTTGTTTTGTTACTGCCCTGTTTTGAGCGGCAAAATGATCATATGCTCTAATTCTCATCTCTTCTGCACTTACGCTTGTAACATCCCCCAAAATTGGATCATCATTGTGACACTCTATTGAAGATAGAATATCATCAAGTTCTGTAACCAAGTTTCGGTCTTTGAAAACAACACTCGCATCGATGACAGTATCGATAGAGCCGACAGAAACATTGACATTATCTGCTGTGTTCGATCTGTATACAATTGTCAGGTTTGTGCCCGATGCGGGCTGTATTCCAAATTTGTCTGTTTGTATCAATTTGGATGGATCAAAGGAATCATCTGTTATATGGCTGCGCCCAAAAGTATCCAGAGTGACTTCAGCCGGGTCGGCTACAACATCTGAAGTTAAATTACTATTAGACCCGTACCCAAATTGAAGATAAGCATTGCCCTCTACAAAATCTAAAGTGAACCTTCGGGGGGCGGGGGTAGCTACAAGTTTATATGGTGCTTTTGCTCGGTTTGATGAATCAGGATCATAGTTGGGAACCTGTGAGTAGATAACATTCTGAGACAGGAACGGAACTTCTAAATACTCTCTGCCTTCCGAGTCTGTTACTGAAATAAGCTCCGATATGTTCGCTCCGGACAGGGCTACTCTCAGGAACCTTTCGTGAGTGGGCACCTCAATAACTTCTTGCTTTAACTCTCCAGACACAATTTTTCCAAACCCTTTAATGGCGTAATGTGTTGGCTGTCCTGTTGTGTTATCGACCCTAGCAACAACAACTTCATTATCGGGGTTAGAAAAATCTACATTTTCTGTTAGTAAAAAACTAGATCCATCAGACGATCCAAATAAAGAGTCTTTTCTCAATATAGGAATATCGTCTGGGTTTGGTCCTTCGCCAGTCGCATCTATCGGGACAACCGCATACAAAGATAAAATACCCGTTGAAGATGGGGAGCCCATCTCTCTATATCCCAGTTGCCTGCCCACACGGGCAATGTTTTTTGTTTCAATAGCAGAATCTAGGAAGTTCTCATTAGACTGGTAATCTAGATAGAAAGATAAAACATCACCAACATAAGCCACTGTGTCGAGCATCATAGACCCGAAAGAAGCATCATTGAAGTCTTTATAACTATCTGGGTAATATCGTTTAGCGTAGTCTACCAAAGACGACTTAATCGAATCAAAATCCCTACTGGTGTAATTTATGGGTCTTTTTGCCATATCCTGTTTTCCTCTTTATTACAATATTTAGTTTGTTTCCGCAGTTATTGAAAGAGTATCCTCCGTATCTAGAGGAAGAATATTGTATTGGATATTTACTTGTAGATCATTTGGTCCAAGTTCTGACCTCGTATCCATAGAATCAAAACTTATATGTTCTATATAAACAAACGGTAAATATGATCTGACCTGTTTCCTGATTCTCTCTGCAACCCTGGTATAAAGACGGTCTGTTATCTGTTCAAATAGAAAATTCCTTAACCCAACTCCAAACGAAGGGTCCATTATTCTTTCTCCCGGTGCTGTTAAAATAAGATTTTTCAAATTCTGCCTAACAGCCTCTTTTGTTTTTTTGTTCAGCCTGTATGGGCCATCTTCTGCATCATAAGTCAGTGGTATTTTGACTGATATTCCATGTATTGATGCCATTGCTATATTCCTTTATAATTTAGGTAGTTCGGTGTCATCATCTTCGAATGATTTCTCAAATAATTTCTCAGCAGGATCTAAGAAGTTCCTAAAATTAATTGTTGCGGAATCGTAATCGTATTCATAATATGTGGACTGCCTCCAGCCATTATTGTCATGGAATCCTGAAATTACGATCAGTGCAACAAGGGCTTGAAGAGGAAACCTAACATCATAATCTTGTGTATTAAGTTCGAAGCCCTCTTCTATAGCTGAGGACATCCAGTTGGCTTGTGTCCCATTTAATCTATTGTGTAGCCCAAGCGGGGTGTCTTTATACGGCAAAAATAAGTTGAGTAATAGGGATATTACTTTTTTGGCGGCGGCTTCATTTTCAGTATATTCTGAATCAAAAATATCCTCTATCCCTGGAGTTATAACTGCGGCTCTTATATCAGTTTCACCACTTGATATAGTTTTAACTCCTGATATGGCTGAATACAAGTCTGGCATACTTTCTTCTAGCCGGGGGCGCATCTTACTCCCTATTTCACTGGGAGTGTGGTAGTTGTCCGGCGAGATCCATATCCGTGTTTTTGTCGGAACTCTACACTCTAATAAATTGCCACGGCGGGTTCTTTCAAGTGGTCCCCCGTCAGTGTCTCCATAGGCACGGCTGGATTGGTTTATAAAGAACCAGTCATCGTTACTGCCAAACATATGGGCATAAACAAATTCGGTCACAAGCTTATTTGTGATCACATCTCTTGGAAACCAAATTGGTGTCATACCATCATCCCCCCGGTTTAGTGTTCTAAACCCGGAAATTACAAATGGTAATATACAACGAAGAACGACTGCTAAGGCACCCATATTTCTATATTTTAGGTTTATTAGCTTTGAAGCATCTCTTAGGGGTCCCTTGTCATTATGGGAACTTATTGCTTCATAAAGCACATCGATTGCACTGTTAATCCCATCTCGGTAAGCAATCCTTTTCCTCCTCAAACTTGTATCACCTTCCCGATAATAAGAAAGAATATCTCCCTGGAGATCTTGTTTAGTTTTTATAACTTTGTTTGTAAAAAGCTGGGGATCTCCATCTCGGTCTATTATTGTGGCGTTGAGGGCTTTATTGACATTTGATTTATATTCTGGTCCTGCGTCTTGGGGCAAGACGGCTCCGTGTATGGGCTGTTGAATCGTGACCCCGTAGTTCTGCGGTGTTCTAATCCCTCCAGTGGCAATATCAGATGATCGGTGAGATATAGAGTAACGATACTCTCTTATTCCGCCGTCTACCTTCGTGATGCCCATCGACCACTTTCCAAGGCGGAAATAAGGG